GACGCAGGCGCAAGGCACGCGAGCCCGAGGCGCACCCTGGCTCGCTCGTGTGAGGAACGCAGGCGCACGCGCCTACGTCTCACGCATGAACATCTCTCTCGCATGAGAGAGCGACCACGAGACGCGCGACGCATGACCTCACGCGCGCACGTGCTCGACGCTCGCGTGACGACGCCGCGAGCAGGCCCTAGGGGAGGCACCCCTCCCCCCGGCCCCTCACTGGCGCGGTGCCTATAGCACCTCGCCATGCGTGCATGACTTTCGCCCGTTTTTTCAGACCGCCCGACCGGACCGCGGCAGAACGCGCAGCGACGCACCCGGCACTCGTAGAGGCACCCGAGGCAGGCATCGGGGCTCGTGGGAGGGCGGTCGCCGACGACCCCGCAGAGGAGGCCGACATGCCCGACGCACCTCGCCGCTCCATGCCCGCCGACCTCGGCGCCGCAGGTCGCGAACTCTGGACCTCCATCGCCGGGGCCGACGACGCGCCCGCGCCCTACGTCCTCCGTCCCGACGAGTTCGCCGTCCTCGAAGACGCCGCCCGGACCTCGGACATGATCGACGCCCTCGCCGCGGCGTGGGCCGAGATGGACCGCCCGATGACGGCGAAGGGCTCGATGGGACAGGCGGTTATCCACCCGCTCGTCGCCGAACTCCGCACGTACCGCGCCGCGCGGGCCGCGCTCCTGAAGCAACTCCGCCTCCCGGAGGAGGTCGCCCCCGCCGCCTCTGGCGCGGACCCCGGCGACGCAGCCCGGAAGGCAGCCGCCGCCCGTTGGGCGAAGTGATGGCGCGCTCTCTCGCGGTCATGACGACCGCCATCGACGCCGCCGTCCTCGCCGAGATGGAGGCCGCGGAGGAGTTCTACCGCGACCGCCTCACGGCGAAGGTCGAGCGCCCCGAACTTCCCTACCCGCCCGTCTTCCTCGGCCCGACGTGGCAGCAGGACGGCGACTACTGGCTCCTGCCCGAGCGGACGCTCGGCTGGCAGATGCTCGCCTGGACCGGCGCCTACCTCCAGAAGACCCGCGAGAAGCCGTGGGTCTGGACCGACGAGCAAGCCCGCTTCCTCCTGCACTGGTACGCCGTGAACGAGGAGGGCGAGTTCCTCTACTCGGACGGCGTGTTCCAACGCCTGAAGGGCCACGGCAAAGACCCTCTCGGCGCAGGCATCGCGACCTTTGAACTCGCGGGCCCGTGCCGCGTCGGCGACATGGTGAACGGCCACCCGGTCGGCACTCCCGCCGCCGAGCCGTGGGTCCAAGTCGCCGCCGTCTCGCTGGAGCAGACGAAGAACACCATGCGTCTCCTCCCGCGCCTCATCACGGACGCCGCGAAGCGCGACTTCGACCTCGTGGTCCAGAAGGAAACGGTCCACGGTCTCCACGGTCAGGCCCTCATGCAGGCGGTCACCTCGTCGCCGACGACGCTCGAAGGCGCCCGCGCCTCGTTCGTCCTCCTGAACGAGACGCACCACTGGCTCTCGAACAACTCGGGCCACGAGATGGCCGACGTGATCGAGCGAAACGCCTCGAAGTCCGAGGGCGGCGCCGCGCGCTCCCTCCGCATCACGAACGCCTACGAGCCCGGGCACGACTCCGTGGCCGAGCGTGACCGCGAGCAGGCCGAGGCCGTCCTCGACGGTCGCGCCGTGGACGCCGGTCTCCTCTACGACTCGCTGGAGGCTCCCCCGGACGCGCCCCTCACGCTGGAGGCGGCGCCGGACGTAATCGCCTCTGTCCGTGGCGACTCCGTGTGGCTGAACGTGAAGCGAATCGCGAAGTCCATCGCCGACCGACGCAACCCGCCGAGCCGCTCTCGGCGGTTCTGGTACAACCAGATCGTCGCCGCCGAGGACGCATGGGTCCACCCGCAGAAGTTCGACGCCCTCGGCGCCCGTGAGGAACTCGCCGGAGGCGAGACCATCCTCGTGTTCTTCGACGGCTCGAAGTCCGACGACGCGACCGCCCTCGTGGCGGCTCGGGCGAAGGACGGCAAGGTCTTCCAACTCGGCGTCTGGCAGAAGCCCCCGGGCTACGACGAGAAGACGATGGGCCCGTGGCGCGTGGACCGCGCGAGTGTAAACGCCCGCGTGACGGAGGTCTTCGAGACCTACCGCCCCGTCGCGTTCTTCGCTGACCCGTCCGACACCCGCGACGACGAGAGCGGCGAGCGCTATTGGGAGGCCCTCGTGGACGAGTGGCACCGCCTCTACAAACGCCGCCTGAAGTTGTGGGCGACGAAGACCGGCGACAAGCAGCACTCCGTCAATTGGGACATGCGCTCGCCGACGAGGCAGGCCGAGTTCACCGCCGCCGCAGAGCGTTTCGTGGAGGACGTGGACGCCGGAGTCCTGGCCCACGACGCCTCCCGCGCTCTCCGCGCGCACGTCAAGAACGCGCGCCGCGCGCCCGGGAAGTACGGCATCGGGCTCATGAAGGAACACCGCGAGAGCGCTCGGAAGATCGACCTCGCGGTCGCCGCCGTCGGCGCCCGGATGCTCTGGCGCCTCTACAACAACAAGCACGCGAAGACCGGCGCCTCACGAGGGCGCGTGGTCGCGCTCTGACCGCCTAGGAGGCGCTCTCGTGAGTACCGTCGGCGCCCTCGCGCCCTACAACGTCCCGGCATCGCCGATGCTCCCGGACACCGTTCTCCACGAGGACGAGCGGGAGGTCTTCGAGCGCCTCCGCACGGCGCGCGAGGACTCCCTCGCCGACCTGCAACTCTCCGAGGCGTACTACCTCGGCGAGTACGTCGTGAGGAACCTCCGCATCTCCATCCCGGAGTCTCTGGAGTTCATCAACACCGTCCTAGGTTGGGGCGGGCTCGCCGTGGACCCCCGCGTCGAGCGGATGCGCTTCGAGTCCTTCCGCTTCGCCGGACAGACCGAGGCCGACGAGACGCTCGCCTCCATCATGGACGGGAACGGCTTCGAGGCCGAACTCTCGATGGCCCTCACGGACGCCTACTCGCTCGGGCGCGGCTACATCACGGTCGGCACGGGCGAAGACCCGGAGATGCCTCTCATCACGGCGGATTCGCCGATGAACACGGCGGTCGAGTGGGACGTGCGGACGCGCTCGCCGCGTCACGTCCTCACGGTCTACTCCGAGGGCAAGATGACGAAGGCCGTCCTCCAGATGCCCCGCAGGACGCTCCGCATGTCGCACGACGGGCAGGACGGCTCCGAGTGGCACCTCGACGCCCGCGAGGAGCACGACCTCGACGTGGTGCCCGTGGTGCGCCTCGCGCACGCGCCGCTCTCCGGCGCTCGGCAGGGCCGCTCCGCCATCACGCCCGCGCTCCGCGCCATCATTCAGGGCGCCTCCCGGACCCTCCTCGGGCTGGAGGTCGCTCGCGAGTTCTACTCCGTGCCGCAGAAGGCCATCCTCGGCGCCGCCGAGAGCGACTTCATCAACCCGGACGGCTCGCGGAAGACGGCGTGGGAGGTCTACCTCCACGCGGTCCTCGCGCTGGAGCGGGACGAGGACGGGAACCTCCCGGACATCAAGCAGATGCAGGCGTACGACCCGAGCGTTTACACGAAGGTCGTGGAGATGTACGGCGCGCAGGCGTCCGGCGAACTCGCCCTCCCGCCGCAGTACCTCGGCCTCTACACGGAGGGCAACCCGGTCTCCGCGGAGGGCGGGCAGGTCTCCGAGGGCCGACTCGACCGGCGAGCGCGCCTCGACATGGCTCGCTTCACGCCGGACCTCCGCAAGGTCGCGCACCTCGCGCTCCGCCTGTCTCGCCCTGGCCTCGACCTCCCGAAGGGCGCCGAGCGCCTGTCCGTGGACTGGCTGGCCCCGGAGATGTTCAACGCCTCGCAGGCGTCGGACTCCATCTCGAAGCAGGTCGCCGCCGAGGCGGTCCCGCCGAACTCCGACGTGGTGCTGAAGCGCCTCGGCTACTCGCCCGTCGAGCGGCTCCGGCTGGAGCAGGACCGCGTGGCATGGCAGGGCGAGCAGATGCTCCGCGCGGCCATGACGGCGACGCAGAACCCGCAGAACCCGAACGGAGGCAGCGATGGCAGCAACCGCGACGCTGGCCCCGACGGCGGCGGCAAGCCCGACGGCGGCGACGCCTGAACTCGCCTACGAGGCGGCGCAGGCTCACGTAGCGATGCTCCTCGGCCCGGTCGTGGCCGAGGTCTTCGCGGGCCTGTCGCCGGACGAGGTTCTCGACCGTCTCCCGGCGCTCACGGCTGACCTCCTCGCGCTCATCGAGCGCTACGGGCAGATGAACGCGACGCAGGCCATCGCCTACTACCGCATGGCCCGCGTGACAGCGCGTGTCGTCGCTCCTCTGCCCGTCCTGGCCCCCGCCCCACCTCCTCCTATGGAGCAGGTCGCGCGGGGGCTGGAGAGCGCCGTCCAGCGCCTCCGCGTGGACGAGCCGACGCCGGAAGACCTCGCCGCCGTGGTGGCCGAGGCGACCGCCATCGCGGAGCGCCACGTCCTGAACACGGGCCGCGCGACCATCATCGGCGCGACGCTCGCCGACCGTGAGGCGAAGGGCTGGGCCCGCGGGCTGGAGCCCGGGGCGTGCTCGTTCTGCACGATGCTCGCCCTCCGCGGCGCGGTCTACAAGAAGCACTCGTTCGACGCCTCGAACTCGCGCTTCGAGGGCGGCGGCTACTCGATCAAGGTCCATGACCACTGTCGATGCCACCCGGTCCCGGTCTTCGGGAAGTACGAGCCGCCCGCCGACGTGCGCGAGTACGCGGCCATCTACAAGCGCGTGACGAAGGGCCTCTCCGGCGCCGACGCCCGCAAGGCGTTCCGCGCCGCGCTGGAGGACCGCGACTTCATCCCGCCTCGCTCGAAGCCCGGACGAAAGTCCTTGCAGGGCAAGGCTCCCGAGGGCGTTTACACGCCGCCCTCCCCTGAACGCGCCGCCGCCATGATCGAACGTCTGGAGGCGGCACGGGCGAAGGCCGAGAAGACCGGCAACGCCCGACTAGCCGCGCACGCCGCGGCGACCATCGCGGGCCTTCGGGCTCGCCTGTAGCAGCACGAGGCGCTCGCCGACATGGAGGAGCGCCGAATCCACCTACCCGACAGGGAGTTCCGCATGTCCGACAAGATGCCCGCCGCCTCCGGCGAGCCCGCCACCACGCCGACCGACGCTCCCGCCGCGACCCCCGCGGGCGAGCCGACCTCGGCTCCCTCCGCGACCGACACGGGCGCAGGCGAGGGCAAGGACTGGCAGGCCGAGGCCGAGAAGTGGAAGGCCCTCGCGCGCAAGCACGAGGACCGCTGGAAGGAAGCCGAGCCCGCCGTGGCTCGTCTGGCGCAGATCGAGGCCGAGCAGATGACCGAGGCGCAGAAGGCCGAGGCCGCTCGTGAGGCCGCGGAGCAGCGCGCCGCCGCTCTCCTCCAGCGCACCGCGAAGGCCGAGGCGAAGACCCTCGCCGCCGACTTCGCCGATCCCGAGGACGCTCTCGTGTTCCTCGGCGACGTGACGCGGTTCGCCTCCGAGTCCGGCGACATCGACACGGACGCCATCCGGTCCGAACTCTCGGACCTCCTCGCTCGCAAGCCCCACCTCGCGAAGGCCGCGCCGACGCCGAAGGCCCCGCCGAAGAACCCGGCGCAGGGCACGACGGACGCCGTGCCGAGCGACAAGGGCCCGATGCTCTCGCGCGACGACATCTCGCGACTGAGCAAGGCAGGCGACTTCGCCGCCATCGAGAAGGCCCGAGCCGAGGGCCGCATCGACTACTCGAAGCGCTGAGAACTCCCTCTCGACGCTCCTCCTCCTGAAAGGAACGCCCCGTCATGGCTGTTGACACCTTCATCCCCGAGGTTTGGCACGCAAGCCTCATGACCGCCCTCCGCGACTCCTACGTGTTCGCGTCCCTCGTGAACCGCGACTACGAGGGCGACATCGCCGAGAGCGGCGACACCGTTCACATCGGCGCCCTGTCGGACGTGACCATCAAGAACTACGTCAAGAACACGACGGTCATCGCCCCCGACACCCTCGCGACGACCGACCAGACGATGGTCATCGACCAGAGCAAGTTCTTCGCCTTCGAGGTGGACGACATCGACGCTCGGCAGGTCAAGAACTCCGGCGACCTCCTGAACAAGGCCGCGCTCTCCGCCGCCGACGGTCTCGGCCAGAACCTCGACACCTTCGTCTCCGGCCTCATGGTCGCGGGCGCGTCGAACGTCATCGCCCCCGCGGACGTGAGCACGCCCGATCAGGCGTACAAGGTGCTCGTGGTCGTGAAGGTCAAGTGCGACCGCGCGAAGATGCCGGTCGAGGGCCGCTTCCTCGTCATCTCGCCCGAGTTCCACGGTCTCCTGCTTCAGGACAACCGCTTCATCGACGTGAGCCGCTACGGCTCCTCGGAGCCGATCCTCCGTGGTGAGGTCGGGCGCGTCCTGGGCTTCCGGGTCATCGTCTCGAACCGCATCCCGCAGGGCACCGCGGGCACCGCGCCGGAGGTCTCGAACTTCCTCATCGCCGGTCACCAGATCGCGACGACCCTCGCGGAGCAGATTCGCAAGGTCGAGGCGTACCGCCCGCAGGACTCGTTCTCGGACGCCATCAAGGGCCTCCACCTCTTCGGCGGGAAGGTCGTCCGCGGCGAGGCCCTCGTCGTGCAGGACATCGACGTCACCCTCTGACCGACCGCTGACGTAGGGCCCGGAGTGTAAACGCCTCGTGCGACGCTCCGGGCCCTCGTCGGCTCCCCCACCTCTTCCTCCGAAAGGACACCCGCATGGCACTCCAGAAGGTCACGACCCGGCGCAACGCCGACACGCCCGCCGTCTCGCAGGTGCTGGACGACGCCGACCACTCGCAGGAGGGCGTCATCGCCTCCCTCCGTCGGCAGTACCGCGCCGAGGAACTCGCCGAGTTCTCCGTCGAGCCCTACGAGGCCGAGAAGCCCGCTCCGAAGCGCGCTCCGAAGCCCTGACCCTGAGAGGAGGGCGACGTGCCCACCATCGCCACGCCGCAGGAACTCGCCCTCCTCCTCGATGAGGACGTGGACGAGGCGCGGATGACGCTCCTCCTCGACCTCGCCGAGGGGCTCGCGAAGCCCATCGCGGGCGACCCGCTCCCGGAGGGCGCGAAGGCGACTGTCCTCGCGGTCGCCGTGCGGGCGTTCTCGAATCCGTCGAGCACGGGCCAACAGGGCCTCGGCTCGGCGCAGGTCACGTTTCAGGCCCCCGGGGGCCTCCCGGTCGGCGGGCTCTACCTCTCGCGGACCGACAAGGCCGCTCTCCGGCGCGCTCGCGCTGGCGGGGCGGCGTTCTCCATCTCCCTCCTCCCGCCGACCGTCGGGGGCGCGTGATGCGTCTCCTGAAGGCCCACAAGGTCACCGTGGAGACGTACCTCGGCGCGGGGCCGCGTGGCGACACCTACGCGGCTCCCGTCGAGGTCCGATGCTTCCTCGACCGCGGCGAGACCGTCGAGCGGACGGCGAACGCCGAGGTGACCGAGAGCAAGTCCCGCATCCTCGCTCGCCTGGCCTTCGCTCCCGCCCTCGTCCCGAAGTCGCGCGTCACTCTTCCCGACGGCGACCGGGCGCGCGTGGCGAAGGCCCTTGTCCGCGACGGCGGTTCGCTCCTCGGCGCCGTCCGTCACGTGGAGGTGACCCTTGTCTAGCAGCATCCGCATGGACGCCTCCGGGCTGAAGTTCCCGGACCTCGACCACGAGCGCATCGCCGCCGCTGGCGCCGTGCCCATCCTCGAAGGCTCGAAGGCCCGGGCGCCCGAGGCGCCGAAGGACGCGACGGACCCGGAACAGTCCCACCTCCGCGACACGGCGCGCATCGACCGCTCGCGCGGCGGAGACTCCACGGTCGGCGTCGTCTTCGATTCGGTCTACGCCGCCTACATCCACGAGAACCTCGGCTTCGCGCATCCGCACGGCGGGCAGGCGAAGTACCTCGAAGCCTCCCTCCGCGAGGACAAGGACAAGGCGCTCCGGGCGATGGCTGAGGCGGTCCTCTCGTGAGCGATGTAAACGCCGTCCTCCTCGGGATGGCTGAGGCCCTGGACTCCGCGGGCGCCGCGACGTACCGCCCCGAGGGCGGCTACCTCGCCGACGAGACCGCGCTCGTCTTCGGCCCCGTCCCGACTGACCCCGACCGCGCCGTGGGGCTGACGTTCTACGGCTCGACCGACCATCCCTCGGAGCCCGAGGCGGTCTACCGCGTGCAGGCGTGGTGCCGCGGCGTTCCCGGCGACTCGCTCGACGCGAACGAGGTCGCCGACGCCGTGTTCCGCGCGCTCCACGGGCGCGAATCCCTCTCGTGGCACGGCGTCTTCGTCGTGCAGGTGCTTCGCATCTCATCCGTCCCGGTCGGCGCCGATGCCGCGGGTCGCTCGCAGCGCGCCGACAACTACGAGGTGACCGTCCAGACGACGACCATCCCGGGCGCCTGACTCCTCCCCCTGAAAACCGTTCCTGAGAAAGGAATCCGCCATGCCTACCCTCCTCGCCCGCGGCTACCGCGTGCAGGTCTCCGCCGATGCCATCACGTGGCTGACGCTGACCGGCCTCAACGACTTCAACCCGAGCGTCTCGCCGCAGACCGCCGCCGCCGACGACTACGAGAGCGACGGCTGGAGCAGCGCCGAGGTCGTCATGCAGTCGTGGAAGGTCACCGTCAAGGCCAACCGCAAGGCGACCGGCTCCGTCGAAGACCCCGCGTTCGCGATGCTCCGTGCTCGCGTCGGGCAGTTCGGCGACTCGGCTCGCATCTACGTCCGCTACTTCCGCAAGGACGGCATCGCCGAGGCGAAGTCGGGCCGCGCCATCGTGGAGATGACGCCCTCGAAGACCGGCGTCGCCGACCTGAACGAGTGGACCATCTCGTTCACGGGCGACGGCGCTCTCGCCGACATCGCGAACCCGTACGCCCCGGCCTCCGCCCCGGTCATCACCGCGGCTTCGCCGTCGGGCGCCGCCACGGGCGCGCTCGTGACCATCACGGGCTCGGGCTTCGTCGGCACGGTCGCGACGACCGGCGTCAAGTTCGGCGCGACGAACGCGACCTCGTGGACCGTCCTCGGCGACTCGACCATCGTCGCCGTCGTCCCGACGGGCTCCGCGGGCGCCGCGAACATCGTCGTCACGAACGCGACGGGCGCCTCGACCGCCTTCCCGTACACCCGAGGCTGACCCCTCTAGAGGCGGGAGCGTCTTAGCCGTGGACGCTCCCGCCTCCCTCACGGCTACCCACGGCGAGAGAAGGATGTAAACGCATGGCATTCAAGGACTTTCGGGAGTTCGCGGACCCGCTCCGCCTCCCCATCGACGGCAAGACGTACGAGGTGCCGCCCGTCCCGGCGCGGCTCGGTATCCAACTCCTCGGCCTCGCGAAGGGCGACGACGTTCCCGAACTCGCGAGCCTCTCGGGCATGGACCTCTGGAAGGCCCTCCTCGGCTCCGCGTGGGACGAGATGGTCGCCGACGACGTGCCGATGAGCGCTATCGCTCGCGCGGGGCTGACCGCGCTCGCCGACTACCAGCAGGGCCGCGCCGTCGCGGAGGTCGTCTGGGAGGGCGGCATCGACCCGGAACGGATGGCCGCGCGGGTCGCGGCACTCCTGACGGACTCGACGCCCTCCACGACTACGGACGAGGCGAGTACGACCCCGACACGGGCCTCTACGAGTGGTACGACCTCCCGGCGAAGCACGAGGCGCACGGCGCCGAAGGCGGCGGAGGCCGAGTCGGCTGGAAGCAACTCCTAGAGGCGTGGGCCCTCATCGAGGCCGACTGGCGCAGTGAGTACGGCGCCCGCCTCTCCTCCGAGTTCGACGCGCTGACGTGGCGCGAGTTCTCGTCTCTCGTCGCGGGGCTCCTCGCGGCGGACACCCGCCTCGCTCGGCACTTCCGGGAGGAGGCCGACACCTCTCCCGAAGGAGCCCCTCATGAGTGAAGCGACCGCAGGAACCCTCGTCGGATACCTCCGCCTGGACGCCTCGCAGTGGCACGAGGAACTCCGGCGCGCGGGCATCGCCGCCGAGGCCCTCGATGAGAAGTCGCCGGACATCGACATCGACGTGAACGCGGAGGAGGCGGTCGCCCGCCTCCGCGCCGTCGGCGAAGAGGCCGACCGGACGAGCAAGCGCATCGAGAAGGCGGGCAAGGATGGGGCGGCGAAGGGCATCAACCCTCTCGTCGCCGCCATCGGCATTCTCGGCCCCGCCATCGCTCCCATCGGCGCCGCCGCGGTCGGGCTCGGCGCGGGCTTCGGCGCGATGGGGGCGGCGGGCGTGCTCGCCATCATGGGCATCAAGCGCGAGATGGAGGAGGGAACCTCCCTCGGCCTCCGCTACAAGTCCGCCCTCGATGACGCGAAGGGCGTCCTCGACGGCATCACGCACTCGGGCGCCGAGGCGTTCTTCGGGTCGCTCACGCAGATCATCGCGACGCTGAAGTCCCACACTGGCGCCCTGACGCCGCTCCTCGGCGAGATGACGACGTACCTCGGGCAGAGCGCGACGAACCTCGTGGACGCCGCGCTGACCGCCTTCGAGACGTTCCGCCCGGTCATCCGGGAGGTCGCCGCGTACGTCGTGAGCCTCTCGCAGCGCCTCAACGATGGCGCGCAGGGCGAGGGCTTCAAGTCCTTCGTGGACTACGTGGCGGGCGTTCTCCCGCAGGTCATCTCGACGGTCGAGTCCCTCGTGATGGCGGTCGGCAACATCGCCGCCGCAGCCTCGCCGCTCGGCGGCGTCGTCCTCGACGCGCTGAACGGAATCGCCTCTGCCATCAACGCGATTGACCCGACCATCCTTCAGGTCGTCGCGGTCGCCGCGGGCTCGGCCTACACGGCGTTCGTGGCCTACCGGGCGCTCTCGTTCATCCCGACGTTCTTCCAGAAGACCGGCACCTCGGCAGCAGCCGCGGGCGCGGGCATGGAGACCGCGAGCCGTGGGGCGCGAGTCCTTCAGGCGTCGATGGGCATCATCTCGATTGCCATCGGGGCGGCGACCGCCGTCTACTCGGCGTTCGCCTCGCGGAATCAGGAAGTCGCGACGGCGACGGCGAACTACACGGACGCCCTCATCGAGTCGAACGGCGCCATCACGGAGAACGTGCGCCTCGTCGCGCTGAAGAAGGCGCAGGACGACGGCGCTCTCGACCGCGCGAAGATGATCGGCCTCACGACGAACGATGTCGTGGACGCCTACCTCGGCGAGGCCGACGCGCTCGGGAAGATCGACCCCGCCTACAAGGCCGCGACGAAGGCTCAACTCGACAAGGTGAACGCCGGACAGGCCGACGCCTCCACGATGACGGACCTCCTCGTCGCCTATCTGGAGTTCAAGAACAACGTCGGCGACTCCGGCGAGGCGCTGAAGGGCGCGAAGGTCGCGCAGCAGCAGCACAACGAAGTGGTCCGCGCGGGCGCTACGGCGCAGGGCGACTACGCCGGGAAGGTTTACACGGCGACGGACTACATCGAGGAGCAGAAGACCGCCCTCGAAGCGTGGAAGACCGCCGCGGACGCCGCCATCACGCAGACCCTCTCGCTGGAGGGCGCGCACGACGCCGCCACGCAGCGCCTGAAGGAAGCGAACAAGGCGGTCCGGGAGTCGAACGGCAACCTGAAGGGCAACTCCGACAAGGCCCTTCAGGCTCGCGAGTCCGTCCGGTCCTACGCCGAGGCCAAACTCCGCGAGGCTTCCGAGGTCCAGAAGGCCACGGGCTCCAACGTGAAGGCGAACGGCGTCATCGAGGCGGGCCGGAAGGCCCTCTATGACTCGATGCGACAGGCGGGCCTCACGAAGGCCGAGGCGCAGCGCCTCATCGACAAGTACCTCCAGATTCCGAAGTCCATCAAGACGAACGTGGACCTCGCATCGGAGACCGCGCAGCGCCGCGCACAACTCCTGAAGGACACGATGGCGGCGATTCGGTCGAAGACCATCACCATCACGGTCAAGCAGCGCCTCCAGAACACCGTCAAACTCGGCCAGAACCTCCAGAACCCGGACGACGCCTACGCGAACGGCGGCATCGCCGCCTACGCGAACGGAGGCATCCACGCCTTCGCGAACGGCTCGGAGAACCACGTCGCGCAGATCGCCCCCGCGGGGGCTATGCGCCTCTGGGCCGAGCCCGAGACCGGGGGCGAGGCGTACATCCCGCTCCACCCGGCGAAGCGCGACCGCTCTCTCGCCATCTGGGAGGAGACCGGGAAGCGCCTCGGCGCGCTCGGGCAGGGCGGCGGCTCCGACAACTCGGAGGCCATCGCGTCCGCGCTCCTGGCCCTCGCTGGCGAACTCCGCTCTCTCCACTCCATCCCCGGCGCCGTCGAGCGGGGGCTCGCGCAGAACGCGCGCCTCGCTCGGCTCGACGCCCGGGCCCGCATCTGACCCCTAGGAGGTCTCACGCATGGCTATCTCGTGGGGCGCATGGTCCTCGAACAACCGCCTCCGGGCGGGAGTCGAGGTCGTCATGTCGCCGAGCACCATCACGGCGAGCACGACGAAGGTCACGCTCACGACGAAGGCGTACCTCCAGACCCGCTACGCCTCCAGCGAATACACCTCCTCGAACACGTGGTACATCACGGGCTCGGGCGTCACGGACGGCTCCGGCTCCACGGACTGGAGCCTGTCCGCGATGGGCTACAAACTCATGGGCACGACCACGACGACGGTCACGCTCACGACCTCGACGCAGGCGAAGGCCGCCTCCGTCCGCATCAAGTCGAACGCCGCCTACCCGGGAACCGAGGCCACGGTCTCGACCACGTTCACGGTCCCGAAACTCGCGGTCGCGGCTCCCGCGGCGCCCATCTCGCTCTCGACCTCGCGCATCTCCGACACCTCGCAGAAGGTCTCGTGGTCGCGACAGGCGACCTCCTCGGCGCCGTATGACTCGCAGATCGTCTACCGCAAGGACAACATCTCGACCTCCCTCGTGGCGGTCGCGACCGTCACCGGGACGACGACCTCGTGGACGGACACGAAGACACGCTCGGACCGCGTTTACACGTACGCCGTCCGCGCGAAGAACACGGGCGGCTACTCGGCCTACGCCTACGCCCCCAACATCTCCACGACCCCCGCCACGCCCGCCGCCCCGTCGGTCAAGAAGACGACCTCGGGCGACATCACCGTGACCCGGCCCGCCCTGTCCCCGGTCTCTACCGGGGGCTGGGAGGTCTGGCACGCGGCGAACGGCGTGTGGGACTCGACCCGCCTCGCCCTCGTCGCGTACGGGACGACCTCGTGGACGCATGTCGCGCCGAACTCGACGCAGACGCACACCTACCGCCTCCGCGCCGTGTCGAGTGTCCCGACGCTCTACTCGGCGAACGGCGCGACCTCGGCGGGCGTCACGCCCCTGACGCCGCCCTCGGCGCCGACGGACCTCATCCCGTCCGGCGTCGCGCAGGAGGCCGCGGAGACCGCCCTCTTCACGTGGACACACAACCCGCTCGACACGACCGACCAGTCCGCCTACGAGATTCAGTGGCGCCCGGTCGCGACGACGACGTGGACCACGACGGGCAAGGTCACGTCCACCACGTCCTCGCGACTCTGGGCCGCGAACACGTGGACGAACGGACAGACCATCGAGTGGCAGGTCCGCACGTGGGGACAGCACGCGACCGCCTCGGCGTGGTCCGCGTCCGGCACGCTCACCCTGTCCACGCGCCCGGTCGCGACCATCACGGGCCCGACCGAGGCGACGCCGTGGGACTCGGCGCGTGTCCGCCTGGACTGGACCTACGGCGACGCCGAGGGACAGGTCCAGACCGCGTGGAAGGCGAACCTCTACTCGGGCGACGGCTCGGTTCTCGAGTCGCTCGCCGGGGCTGACAGCACGACATCCGTGCGCTTCGCAACTCGGGTCGCCGACGGCGGCACGTACTCCGTCGATGTCGTCGTGCGCGACTCGACGGGACTGTGGTCCGCGGCGGACTCCGTGGTCTTCACGACGGACTTCGCGCTCCTGCCTGTCCCGGTCGTGTCCGCCGAGTTCGACGTCGAGTCCGCCTCGTCGTCTGTCTACGTCACGGTCCCGGTCCCGCAGGGCGCCGAGGTGCCCGTGGACACGGCGGAGGTCTGGCGGTCCATCGACGGCGGACCGTGGGCGCTCATCGCGGACGACATCGTTCCGACGCCGCTCCCGTCCCGCGTGAACATCGTCACGAACCCCTCGTTCGAGACGGACGCGACGGGATGGGCGGGCGCTCGCGGCACCATCGCGCGCGTCGCCGATGCGACCGCCGTCGATGGCGGCTACGTGCTCCGCTACACGTCCACGGATGCCTCCGTGGCGGCAGGGAACTACGTGTGGACGGCGCCCTCGGCGACGGTCAACCCCGGCGAGGTCTGGACGGGCTCGCTCTCGCTCCGCGGCTCGGCGGCGCTCGGCGCTACTTCCACGATGGACGTTTGGCTCCAGTGGTACGCGGGCGGCGCCTTCCTGACGACGAGCGCGCACACCGTCGTCTCGGGCGTTCCCGCGGGCGAGTGGCGCCGCATCGCCGTGACGGACACGGCGCCCGCTACCGCGACGCTCGTCCGCCTCTTCGCCGTGCTGAAACCCACCTCGGGCGGCGTGCCGGTCAATGCGACTTACGACGTGGACGCCGCGATGGTGGAGCAGAGCGACACCCTCGGTTCCTACTTCGCGGGCACGCAGGCGCAGCCGAGCACCTTCGCCGTCACGGACGCCATCCCGGCGCTGAACGCCTCGAACCGCTACAAGGCGGTCGTGGAGACGGCGATGGGCGCGTTCGGCGAGTCCGCTCCCGTCGAGGTCTTCACGTCCGGCGTGAAGCACCTCTTCGTGAACGCGGGCCCGGGCTTCGGCGACTTCGTGCGCGTGAACTCGAACGTCGCCGTGGACCTCACGCAGGGCCGCTCGCGTGCGCTTCGCCGCGCCGCGGGTCGCGACTACCCGGTCCCGTTCGACGGGCAGCAGGTCTCGACGGAGGTCTCCGTGTCCGCGACGCTCTGGCGCCCGGACCGCTCGCAGGAGCGGGCCTCGGAGTCCTCGTCGTGGCAGGACATCTCGCGCTTCGCCCTGTCCTACTCGCCCGCGTGCTTCCGCGACCCGGACGGGAACCGCCTCTTCGTCTCGATGGCGCCGGTCCGCATCTCGGGCCTCGGCGTCGGCGCGGTCCGCTCCGTGTCGTGGTCCATGTCCGGCATCGACTACGAGGAGCCCGTCGTCTCTTCCACCACGCTCTGAAAGGGGCCCCCGTGACAGTCACCATCCCAATGTCGCTCGGCATCGGCGACCCGCTCACGGGGCCCCGGGCGGAGTCCTGGCGCGTCGAGATGCTCGCCCTCGACGGGACGCCGCTCGGTCCTCTGGACGGGGCGGCGTCTCTGTCCCTCTCGTGGGACATCTCGCGCGACATCCTCGGGACAGGCTCGCTCCAGTGGGCGGGCCTGTCCGCGCCGGACTGGAAGACGGTCCGCCTCCAGCCCGTCTACGAGGCGGTCTTCCCGGACGGCTCGGTCGCCGAGTGGCCCCTCGGCGTCTTCATCCCGGACGTGCCCGCGCAGCGCTGGACGGACGGCTCGCAGGAGCAGACCGTCGGCCTCTTCGACGGGCTGAAGGTGCTCGTGGACGACAAGACGCCGAAGACGTTCTCCCTCCCGAAGGGCGCGTATCCGACGGCGGAGGTCCGCCTCATCCTCGCGAACGCGGGCATCCCGGACTCGATGGTCGCCCTCGTGGACTCCGTGGTCCAACTACAGGTCGCGATGGTGTGGGAGCCCGGGACGACGTGGCTCCGCATCGTGAACGAACTCCTCGACGCCTGCAATTTCTGGCCCCTCGCGACCGACGGCTACGGCGTTTACACGTCGAGCCCGCACTACCTCGCGACGGACCGCGTGGCCCGCTGGACGTTCGCCGACGGACAGGCGTCCATCTACGAGCCCGAGTTCGAGGTCGAGGCGGACACCTTCGACATCCCGAACCGCGTAACGGTCATCGGGCGCACGTCCGGCGACACACCCGCCCTCGTCGCCGTCGCGACGAACGAAGACCTCATGAGCCCCTACTCGCAGCCCGTGCGCGGGCGATGGATCGACCGGGCTCCCGAGACCGTCGAGGCCGTGGACTTCGCGACCCTCGACGCGCTCGCTCGTCGGCGCCTCGCCGAGGCGACGCAGGCCGCGAAGACGGTCTCCCTCACTCACTGGCTCGTCCCGCTCGACCTGAACGACCTCGTGGCCTTCGAGAACGAGCCCGCAGGCGTGAGCCTCCGGGGCCTCGTCGCGGCGCGCTCGGTCGGGCTGACCGAGGACGGGCTCGCCACCGCTACCGCTCAACTCCGGGAGGTCTAGTGCCCGCCACTCGCTACGGCACCGTCACCACGACGGGCCCGCTCACCGTGACCCTCGACGGCGAGGACACCGCCGTCGCCGCGTCGCCCATCAACCTCGGGCACGCGCTCGGCGTCGGCGACCGCGTGGCGTGCGAGTTCCGCGACCGATCGCTCGTCGTCCTGGGCTCGCCCGTGAACGGCGCCCGGGAACTCCTCGTCCGCAACTTCGCGGCGCTCCTCGCCGGGGGCGGCGTCCGCACGGCGACCTCGACGGGCGTCTCGTGGTCGCAGCGCTTCATCCACACGGGAACGGGCCGCGGGCCGATGAACCCGGGCGGCTACTGGAACATCGAGCAGCCCCCGGACGGCACGGTCATCCCGGTCTACGGCGACGCATCGAGCACCTCGAAGACCGTCGCCTCCGGCGTCGTCCCGCTCGGCACGTGGCAGACGCTTTGGTACGAGGCCCCCATCGGGCAGACCACGACCTCCGTCCCGGGCAACTTCCGCATCACGTACTTCACGGCGGACTACACGGTCCCGCCGACGTGGATTCCGCTCGTGACGCGCAACGCCGACTCGTCGGCGGCGACGTACCGATGGGCCGACGGGCGCGAGTCGCAGGCGTGGACCTACCCGACGCTCGGCAACTCGTGGGCGAACTACGCCCTCGGCTACGCCTCGGCGCGCTACAAGCGCGAGAACGGCGTCGTGACCGTGCAGGGCCTCATCAAGGGCGGCACGCCGAGTTCGTCCTCCGTGGCGTTCACGCTTCCCGCGGGCTACCGCCCGGACAGCACGGTCCAGTACGCCTCGCTTTCGAGCGGCGGCGTCGCCGACATCCGCGTCTTCGTCGGCGGGTCCGTGACGGTCTACTCCCTCATCTCCGGCACGAGCGCCTCGGTCTCGCTCTCGATCCCGCCGTTCCCTGCCGAGGTCTGACCCCAACTTCCCTCGCACGCCGTCGAGTTCGCGCTCGGCGGCGTGCTCCTCGTCTACCCCTAGGAGGCCCTCATGGGCGGTTCCACCTCCCGACCTCGATGCGCGACGACCACGTGGCGCGGGCGCCGAGTGTGCGCCCACTCCGTCCCGAAGTTGAAGGCGTGGGCGGCGCTGACCGGCGCCGTCTACCTCCGGCCCATCCAAGGGTGCTACTCGCCGGGGCTCGACGCCTCGAAGGGTACGCACGACCTCGGCGGCGTCTACGACATCGAGGGCGACGGGCTGACGCTCGCCGAGTTCCGAATGCTCGTCAACACGGGCCGCTCCGTCCTCCTCCTCACCTTCGGGCGATGGTGGGACGGGAACCACCACGTCCACCTCATCGACCCGGACTGTCCCGACCTCGCCCCGCTCGCCGTGGCGCAGGTCGAGCAGTTCCGTGACGGCGAGACCGGCCTCGTCGGGCACGCCGACAAGGACACCGCGGACCGCTCGACCGCCGCGGCCATCCTCCGCGCGTTCGACAACCGCCTCGACGTGAAGGCCCCGGCCCCGGCCCCCGGGAAGCACCGCACGTTCACCATCCCGAAGGGCGGCACCCTCGGGAAGGCCGCGGTCGCCCTCGGCGTCTCCGTCGCCGCCCTGGCCTCGTGGAACCGCATCCCGGACGCGAACGTGGTCCAGCCCGGGACGGTCGTCACGGCGCCCCCGAGCGGCTACTCCGCTCCGGCGCCGAAGCCGAGCCCGAAGCCGACGGTCGCGAAGCCGAAGCCGAAGCCCGCGCCGAAGCCGAAGCCGCGCCCCGTCGTGAAGCCGAAGCCGCTCCCGAGCGTTTACACGCCGAGCCTCCGCGTCGGGCGTTCCGGCGCGAGCGTCCTCACCTACGAGCGCGCCCTCCGGGCCTACCTCGGGGCGAAGACGGCGAACCGCTACGGGCTGACCGCCGCCCGGGCCTCGGACCGCTACTTCGGCACGGCGACCGCCGCCGCGACGCGCGCCGCGTACAAGCGCCTCGGCGTGACCCCGTGGGCCACGAGCCCCGGCCCGTTCCTCCTCCGCACCCTCCACCTGAAGGCCACCCGATGAGCACGCCGACCGACGAGGGAATGCCCGCATGGGCGATTCGCCTCGAAGCGAAACTCGACCTCGCGACCTCGCAGCAGGCGCAGCGCCTCGACAACCACGGCGAGACGCTGACCGACCACGAGAACCGCGTGCGCGGGCTGGAGCGTGACATGCCGCACGACGCGCACTCGCGCCTCCGGGCGGTCGAGGAGCGGAAGACGGTCTCGCCCGCGCAACTCCTCGCGGCGAGCACGTCCATCGTCGCCGTCCTCGGCGGCGCCCTGACCATCATTCAGAAGGTCACCTCGTGACGTGGCTCTGGCTCCTCTGGCTCGGCGCCTTCGCCGTGCTGGAGGGCTACGCGCTCGTCTCCAAGCGCGAGGGCGACACCCTCTCGGAGCACGTGTGGCGATGGTTCGGTATCGGCGAGAACGGCAAGCCCCGCCCGTCCGTGACCGCCTCCGTCCGCCTCCGCCGCTTCCTCCTCCTCGCCTTCATGACGTGGCTCCTCGTCCACTTCATGACGGGCGGCTTCGTCTGACCGAAAGGACTCCCTCCATGCTCGCCTTCCTCCGCCGCGTCTCGGCGTTCCTCACGCCCGAGATGCGCCGCGCGCTCTACCTCTTCCTCGGCACGCTCGGCGCCGTCGCTACGGGCTTCGGCCTCGCGTCCGAGTCGCAGGTCGCCGCGGTCGTCGCCCACATCGGGCACGTCCTCGACTTCCTCGCCCTGGCCCTCGCCGCCGCGCACGTGACGCCGAGCGAGGAGTCCGGCGCCGAGGAGTGACCCTCCGTGTAGGAAGTGCAGGAACTACCTACATTCTCTATTCCCTCTTTAAGCGCTCTCTCTCTAGACAGGAATAGGGAATGTAGGAAGAACCTGCACTTCCTACACACCGCCCCGCATCCGGCCCCCGAGCCCGCCATCCGGCGACGCTTGGGGGCCTCTTTGCGTCTCCCGTGAGCAGCCCCGCGACTCTGGCGGATTCCTCTCCTGTCCCCAACACGACAGAGAGAGGAACCCCTCCGTGAGCAAGTTCATCGAGCCCGAGCGGACGCGCAAGGTCGCCGCGTTCGCCGAGGCCATCGCCGCCGTCGAGCAGAAGTTCGACCTCACCCTCGACCTCCCGAAGCCCGACCGCGAGGGCGTCGGCGTCATCGACCCCGACGGCAAGGTCTACTTCGCCATCGTCCGCACCTCGGCGACCCCCGGCGCCGTCCTCCTCGGAATGGGGGCGTGACCGTGGCTCTCGTCGGACTCATGGGGCGCAAGCGCTCCGGCAAGGACTCGTTCGCCTCGGCCCTCATCGAGGACCACGGCTTCCACCGCATCGCCTTCGCGGACCCGCTGAAGGAAGCGCTCCTCCGCTTCGACCCGCTCATGCCGACGATGACCGGCGCCGAGCGCCTGTCGAGCATCGTCGCCTCGCACGGCTGGGAGGTCGCGAAGGAGTACCCCGCCGTCCGCAAGGCCCTTCAGGACTACGGCGTCATCATCCGCGAGGTCGTGGACCCGCAGGCATGGATTCGGGTCGCCGAGCGGAACATCCTCTCGGCCCCGTCGGCGCACGTCGTCGTGACGGACGTTCGCTTCCCGAACGAGGTCGCGGCCATCCGGCGCGCGGGCGGGACGCTCGTCTACATCGAGCGCCCCGGGCTCCCGGACGACGGCGACACGCACGTCTCGGAGACCTCGACCTCCTCGGCGGACGCCGACGTGGTGGTCCTCAACACGGGCACGCTCGAAGACCTCCGCCTGGACGCGGGCCTCTTCGTGACCCGGCGCCTCCTCCTCCCGGGGGCGTTCGCGGTCGGGGCGGAGGTCTGACGTGGCGCGCGTGTGGGCCGACATGGACGAGACCTTCCGCGTCATCGTGGAGGGCAACCGCAAGCACGTCCGCTACTACGAGTACGACCGCGAGACGGGCAAGCCCATCCGCCTCGACTCGCCGAAGGTCGTCACGACGCCGGTCCGTGACATCTACGGGCCCTACTCGACCCCCGGCGCCGCCCGCGGGCAGGGCGCTCGGGAGTCCCGCGGCCTCGCCGACGCGAAGGTGACCGTCGAGCGCGGCAGGACGACGTGGGAGGCGGTCCCATGAGCGCCCTCGCCTCGTTCGTCCTCTCGTTCATCGTGTGGGGCGCCATCTTCGGCACGCTCGCCGTCCTCCTGACGCCGAGGCGCTACCGATGAGCGCCGCCCCGCTCCAGCCCGACGAGGACGACCTCTACCGCGCGGCGTTCGCCGTCGGCTTCCTCATCGGCGCGCTCGTCGTCGCTCTCGTGACGCGCGTCCTCTTCCTCTGAACCATCCCTCCTCGGGCCCCCGTCCTCATCGCGAGGGCGGGGGCCCTTGCCACGAAAGGCTTCCCATGCTCTTCCCGCTCTCCGGTCTCCAGCCGACTCCGTTCGGCCCCACGGGCGAGACCGTTTACACCCGCACCTACTCCCGCCCGAAGCCGGACGGCTCGCTGGAGACGTGGCCCGAGACCGTCTCCCGCGTCGTGACCGGGAACCTCGCTCTCGTCCACGGCACGGACACCGCCGCATGGTCCGCCGAGGTCCGCGCCGAGGCCGAGGCCCTGTGCCGCTACATGCTCGACTTCCGCCTCCTCCCGGGCGGGCGCCACCTCTGGGCGTCCGGCGTGAAGGGGCGTCAGTACCTCTTCAACTGCCACGTGGCGGGATGGGGCGAGACGCTCGCCGAGCACTTCGAGTTCACCTTCCAGCGCCTCGCCGAGGGCGGCGGCGTGGGGGCGAACTACTCCTCCCGGCACCTCGCGAAGTACGGCGCCCCGCGCCGCTCGC